ATCACCTGGGTAGAAACCACAAATATCCTCGCTAAAAGCGAACCCTAGTTTGTTAGTGATCTCGGAATCCATGACTCCTTTTTGAATAGATCCATCATCTCCTTCCGCAATCATGGGGACCAATTTCCCAAGTTTCTTAGTGGCACAAAATTGAGCGAGTGCAATGTTAATTGCCCCGTTACCGAAACTGGTGTGAAAGTCCCCAGAGCATCTGGAGTTGATGAAAATTTTAACACCTGAGTTTTGCAAATATCGTCCGTTAACAATACGTTCCTCGTATGCACGAGTTGCTCGGGTGAGTCCGCTTTTCTTGAGTAAAGTCAAAATGAGCCAATTCTCACATTCTCTAACTTTTGAAATTATTGAACATTCGAATGATGAATAATCAGTTACTGTGTGTGGTTGGTCCTGAATTTCACTGATCTTTCTGACCATCTCCTCGATGGTCTCATGTTTGACTTGGTACTCCCTAATACGACCTTCATTCCATCTGTCCACAACTTTGAGAAATTGGCAGTACTGAAATAACAGCACTGGACTCATAGTCATAATAAGTCGTGGTTTAGGATAAAAGCCCTCAGGATATTCTTTGGCTGAATTCTCCAATTTGACAAAACAACTATTAGAATCATTCATCGGGTGTGAACCGTCTAAATGTCCTTGATAGTCTTTCACCATTCCTTCGATCCACATCTTCGAGCGCTTTCCAGAGTAATGCTGCTCAAAGAATTCGATGTCGTCTTGTTCTTGAATGTCGGTAAGGTCGACCTCGTTGATAAAAGGAGTGAAAAATGTTCTGAAAAAATTGCAAAATTCATTCAAAGTTTGGTTGAAAATGACAGCCTTCTTACTCATGCTACGACCGGCGAAAGCAGCGATAATCCCAACCTGGTCATTGACAGGCAACATGCCAGGACTGATAGGTTTACCCATACTCCAAACGCATCCAATGGGAGCTGTTGCAATGGGAATTCCAGTTTTAACAGGATTAGGTACTTTCTTGATTTTCACAATGTGATTCGGATAATGACACGAATCAACAACGCCAGCACCGTAGAGTTTTGCTGCATCAGTTGTAAGTTCTGCGATAACAGATGTCACTTTAGGGGGAAGCATTGTCATTGAATTAGGAGTGTTGAATTGAACCAACGGGCCTGGGCAGTGAAAATCTGCTTTAGAACCACGGTTTGTTAATTCGGAAACATACTCCATGTACAATTTGGTATTAGCTAAAATCCCATCGATGTTCATATCTGTACCGATTCCTTTGTTGTTCAACATCACCAGAAAATTAATGTCAGTTGGCTTTTTAAGCTGAATTGACGGGTAAATTGAATGAGCATTCATAATAGAAATTGGGTATTTTCTAGTTCGTAAAATGAATTCATTAGGAATTTTCTGATAATACAGGACAAGTGAACCAATGCGTAAAAAGGTTGAATTGAAGAAACTGAGGTAGGGGGACACTATCATGGTTGTGATAAAAGCAGCGATTTTAATCACCTCTGGTCTAAAAGAAACAACAAGTTCTTCTTTAATCATATGGTAATCATCTTGCAACTCAATCGCATCACGACGGTGTTGTGGGGCTCTGTTGTCAGTGGAACGCAATGATAACGGATCAAAACGTCCAATAGGTGTATGTCGATAGTCGATAGAAAAGAACCAATAAGGACGTGGCACAAAAACAACTTCTGGACACTTCATCCCGGAATCAGGAATAGTGCTGCGGACCATAAGTATGTAATGACCAATCCTATCGGCGCCCTTGGGGGCAATGTTCTGAAATTTAAGTACTACCCATGAAAAATTGTCATCAAAACAGTGCTTTGACAGAATGGATTTATCATCATCAAGAATGATTAGATTAACTCCTTTCTTGCGAGCATAGTCCTTTAGACAATTGGGGGTTCCTATAGCAAAACCACGATCAAGAGTGTCCGTTTTAACTGTGACATTATTAGTGATCATAGTGTTAAGTTCATTCAAGTCATTCTGTAAGAACGAACCTGTATGAGCAACACAAATGCAAACATAACCACAAAACGGATTGCCCAAGCAATCGTATTCTTTCAAAGTATCAACAAACCCATCTTTGTTAACAACAGGAGTTTTGAAAACTCGCTCAGATCTGGGAGTTGGAGCCACTTCAACCGTAG